TCGCTTTCTGTAACGAATCTAATTGAACCTGTTGAGCCATTAGCAGAACTTGTATTATTAATTTCAAGCGTAGGTCCAAAATCTGTTGAACTTCTAACTAATTCTAATAAGTGTGTAGCATTATCAGTACCAATACCAAAAGCAGATGCATTAGGAAAATGACAATCGCCACTTCCTTTTAACCTCATTAAATTTGCACCAGCATCATGCGTATTAATATTTAATGCAAAGTCAGAACCATTTGAGCCTGCGTTAATACCTAAACCAAAACTCCTGCCATCTGTTGCTTCTGCGTTTGTTATTGTTGCAACAAAATCATTATCAGCTACACCATCTGCTGCGCTTACATGAAATAAAACACTTGGAGATGTACCAATTCCAACTTTATTATTAAATATAGCTGTACCTGCATCTGACATATCAAGAGTAAGAGCAGTAATTTCAGAACCATCATCATTACCTCGTATAAAAAAATCTGCATTTGAAACTAAACTTTTAATTTCAAGGTCTGTTCCCGCCATATCAATTTGACCAACATTTGTTCCAGCAGATGTAAAAAATATTTGTTGACCTGCTGCATCAAGAACAATATCTCCACCAACATCTAGTGTTAAATCTCCACTATCAGAAATAGTAGAACCATTAATAGTTATATCATCTACTGTAAGTGTTGTTAGTGTGCCTAAACTTGTAATATTAGTTTGTGCTGCATCTGATACTTTTAAATTAGCAAAAGCATCCACCATAGCTGCACCTGAACCAGCACCATCAGAATAAATAGCTTTTACTTCTCCTGCTGGTACAGTCACATTAGCACCACTACCTTGCGAGATAATAATATTTTGTGATCCAGATGTGCCGTTTTCTATAAACCAAAGTTTAGATACGGTGTTTGGTCCAATAGTAATAGTACAAGCTGAATCAAGTGTGCCTGTATATTTTAGGTAAATTGATCTACCTGGATCAGTAGAACCGTCAGCTATAGTAGTTGTATGAGTGTCGGCATTTGTGGTAATTGCCTCAGTACCAAAGCTAAAAGCCTCTGCAATAAGCTCTAAATTAGTATTCGTAGAAGTTCCCCAGGTACCTGATTCGTCACCTGTGGCTATCTCTTTTAACCTTAAATCATTTACATAAGTTGCCATTTTCTATGCTACCTCTTCCCAATCAGGGGTTTGTGTTTCATTAATTTCAGCAAAGGATGAACTTTGGTCAGTATTTATATTAGCATAATTTTTTGTTTGTGTATCATCTATTAGTCCCCACACCAATAGATTAGTTACAGATCCAACAGCTTCAACGCCTGTGGGTATAACATTTGCTTTTGAAATTACGGTAGGAGTGCCAATAGATCCTGTGGCAGATTGACCTGTAATTTGCACAGTTATGCCTAAAGATATAGATATTGTGCCTAACGCACTTGTACCTGCAACTCCAGATGGACTTACATTTGCTTTGGCTACTAAAGTAACAGAACCTACAGAACCGCTTGAAGATACTCCAGACACGTTTACATTTGCTTTTGCTATTGTAGTAGCTGTTCCAAGAGCACTTGTTCCTGCTAGACCAGATAAAGTAACAACGGCATTATGATGAACTGTTATAGAACCTACATTACCTGTAGCACTCAGACCTGCAACTGGGACATTTGCCTCCCCGTCAACATCTACTGATACTCCACCTAAAGTTGCTACTGCAGTAGGCAAGACTGCTACAGCATCACCATTTACACCAACTCCTGATACGGAGCCTGTTGCTGATTGTCCTGTTGGAATTACGTTAGCTTCAGCTACTACAGAGATAGTGCCTAATGCACTTGTAGCTGTAAAACCCGTAAGAGTAACTGGTATGGGTTCGCCCCAAGCACCTTCACCCCAAGTGCCTCGACCCCAACCAGTAATATTAGCCATAAGAGGCTAGATCAAGCTATTCTTATAATAGCTGTACTGGCTGCTGCAGCTGGAAAAACTATTGTAAAATCACCTGCGGTTGATGTTTTATCACCACCAAAGTCAATTGTAGCTACAGATTTGTTACTATCAGTAGAGTTGTAAATCATACAACCTCTAGCAGTAATCGTAGCAGTACCAAAAGTTAAATCAGCAAAATCAGTAAAACCAGTCGTGCCACTTGAGGTAGGATCTACTCTCGTTAAATTACTACCGCCAGATGTATAGTTAGTGCCACTTGCTTGTCCTGTTGTAGTAAAAGCCGTAGTGGTAGCCCCTAAAGTAGCCGAGCTTGTATATAGAGCTAGTTTGAAAGTATCTCCGCCTGAGTTTTTGAAATTATGCACTGCTTCAAGAAGTTCTTTCTTAAAACTTGTGGTTAATGTTGATGAAATAGCCATATTAAATCCTTTTTATTATATCTGCTAACTCTGTATCACCAGACTTTACAAAGTCTTGTATCAAAGTAGCTTTATAAGATTTTATAGCATTTTTTATATAAATCAAACAAACTTGGTAAATAGCGTCTCTATAAGCTTTTGCTTGCTCTTTTATGTATGGATCTTCGCTTTCGCTAGTGCTAACTATTTTTTCTGTAAGTCTCTCTGCCCAAAACTCTGGAGGATGTCCACCATAATTACTTGTTTTAGCCTCTATAAGACCTAATCCAGGCATACCTGCTGGCGTTATTTGATCTACCATTTCTTTGGCTCTGGTGGTTTTAAATGTGAGTCATTTCGATCTATTAGTGTTGGCTGTTGTTTATGTTCAACAATATCTAAATTACTAATTCTTTCTAGCTTGATACCATCTTCTCCTACTAAAATTATGTAAGGGTTTTTTAACCTATGGTATCCATATAGCTTTTGTTCTGCTGGCACGTCTGTATCTAATAAACCAGAACTATGTGCAACTTCTACTTGCATACCTGCTGATATGCATTTACTTAACCAAAATTCAACACACGCTCTACCTGCTTCTGCAAAATGTAAATTACCTTTGTATGAAAAATCTATACCAAACATTTTAAGATTAGCAACCTCGTTCCAATATGCAAAGGCAACTGCGTATGCAACTGTATTATTTAGATAGTGACAATTGGAATATTGCACAACTTCTTCTAAAGGATATTCTACAAGACCTGGGCAACGATCATCTAATTCACATGTGTATATGGGGCCCTCATGTTCTTGCAACATATCGGCCATACTCTGCGTTTGACCACCTGCATCATCTGTATCCAAAAATCTAGAAGCTGGATCCATCATAAATACCCTATCATGATAAATGACCGAAGCTACGCCATTTATAGCCCATACTTCATCAAAATGTACCCCGTGTGATTTGGCTAAATTATAATCAAACCAACTTTTACCCATACCAACTATAGCTACGGATTTGCCTTTTAGTTTATTTAATAATTCTGTGTTCTGATTATCCATTTTGAAACTTGCCTTCAGAATAATATTTATCGCATTTTTTATCATATTCAGTTTCCCAAATATTCATTTGCTCTAATAATTCTTCAGAACAGGGATCAATATTTTGTTTAATACACTCTTCTAAATAATCTTTTAATAAATTCCATGCATATAATCTAGCTTCACTTACATGATCTTGACTATTAGGCATATTTTTACCTTCAAAAATAGTATTAGACATTTTCTCTCCTATGTTACGAAACTTGCGATCTAAGAGAGTCATAACGATATTCGTCTCTTCTGCCGCGAGCTTCTGCAAGGTTTTTAAGCCTTGTTATTTCATTTGCAAAACGTTGTTCGTATTGCTGTGTTAAATCATTTTCACCTTTCATAAATATGTATGCTTCAGCTAAACTACCGTAAAGTAAAGCATTTCTTGCATTATTTGAAAGCCAAGTGCCTGTGGTATCTGTTACTAAAGAGTTTGGCTTAAATAAATAATGTAATTCAACGTTATAGTCTGCATCTGGAACGGGGCTTACAATTAGTGTAGAACCGTTGTCCGAAGATGTAGATAAATCTTTGTCAAAATCTGCATAATATAAGGGTCTGCCTCTAGCAGTTGAATCTGTTGGGTCTACTGAGAATTCTCGCATAAAAGTAACGTGTTTTTTATCCAAATAGTGATAATCTCCGTTGCCATCTATAATTGCTAATGAAAAACTCAATTGATAATCGGTAGGTGCAGTTAAGTATGTATTACCAGTGGTTAAAGTTCCTGTCACATTTTTTCTAAAATAATCAAATTGTATCAATTCGAATATTCTTTCTTCTGCATTTTTTATAAAATCATCTAAGGTATTTACAAAAGTAGTTTCTGTATTTTCAGTATAATTTTGTATTAAAGTTTTTAGCTCTGCTAAAGTCATGATATAACTATTGTAACCTCACCAACACCACCTGTCATCTTATCAACTGTAAAGTTAGATGGTAATGTTGCTGGGTTTAAAAAATCTGGTTTAAATATATTAGAACTTACTACAACAACAAAACCCTCTCCTTCTTCTTGATCGTTATTAGGTCTTGGTTTATATAAAGCCTCTGGATCAGCTGTAGCTGTTAAAGGCTCTAGTTGTGGATGTTTAGGCTCGTAACAATCTGGACATACTTTTAGACCATTCCATTCTTCTTTCAAATCATTTAATTTGTATTCAAAAGCACATCTATCACATAAAGCTTTTGCAAATTTGCCAGATGCGTAAGCCATTAATTCATCCTTATGTCTGGTCTAACTCTATAAGAGGCTCTATCTTCATCTTGGGACATAGCTCTATCAAATTCTTCTTCGTATAAAGCTTTTAACTGTGATGTTCTTTCTGGAGCTCTTTTTAATGATATGTAGTAAGCTAACCCAGCTGCAAAGCAAGGATAAAACCTAAAAGGCATATCCATAGTATTTGTTGGCTTATCTGCATCATCCATTCTAACTATTTTATTAAACACTAAAATATCTGTAGAGTTTTCAGGGGCAGGCCATATTTTTAATGTAGGCGTAGATAATTTATCAAGAAAAAATTGTGACGGTCTAGCTTTAGTTGTTTTGTTTGGTATATTAATATATTCAGATCTACTAATACGATTTACACTTATATCAGTTTGTGTTTGATTAATTGTTCTACGTAGAACAACGTCCAAAATATCAATAACATTCGAGTTTAAAGAATAATCTGTCGTGCCTTCTGTAACTGTTTGAGTTGCTTGTTCAATAGTCCACTGGTTTAAACCCCTATTAGCCCATTCAGCTAACATAAGATTTATAGATCTACGAGCAGTTTTAAGATCGTATCCAGTTCTTAACTCTAAGCCACATCTTTCGAAAGCTTCTTCAACAAACTCAGCTACATTTGGTTCAAAATCTGTACTACTGGAAGTAGCCATTATTTTTTCTTCTTAGGCTTTTGTAAAGATTTCTCTATCTGTTTTGCTTGTTTAGCATGTAACCTAGAGGCTCCTTTAAGTTCTTTTATTAGTTTTCTTTTTGCTGCTACGCTTAATTCTGCCATATTTAGTCCTCGTATAAATTATCAAAAGTTATTGACGGATCAAGATAACTTTCATGTCCTTCTGCTGAGTGCTTCCACTGCGAAGGTTTAAACTGCGGAGGTCCCTCACCTGTCACCCATAAGGCAGGACTTGTAGCCCTAACCCTGTTATTAGGTAAAGCAACTAAGTTACCTTTCCATTCACAGTCTTCAGTTATATATAATACATGACTTTGTTTGTGTTGTGCAGGATCATCTGCAATATCTGTATTTGTATAATCTACGGTGATGAGCTGACTCTATCCATAACTGTAACTGCATGATCTCTTGCCTCACAGTCCCAAGGTTGTGCTAAATGATCTTCCATAGGCTTTGGGAACTCTTCCATAGGTATGTCTGCTACAAGACCTTGTATTGGCATACGTGCCCACATAGCCCCACCATGTATATTTCCCTCATCCCAATCTTCACAATTTGACTCTTCTCCTGTAAAAACTACTTGGAAGCTAAGTGATCTATCTGGAATTGTATTAACGGCTATAGCTAGAGCATGTAAATACTCTTCATGATAATCCTCATGATTGTGTGTGAACTCTCTCCTAACCCAACATTTAAAATGTGGGATATTACTAATTAAATATGGCACTATCTCAAACGATTTCTTCTTCTATTTGCGTTGCCTGCCATCATAAC